TAAAAAACAATATTTGTGTAATATATTTAAAGATATGATCAGTATCATTATAAAAAAAGATGCCCACAGAAATCCTTGAATACAACGAACAAAAGCAAAATGATAATGTTACTGAATCAATTGTAGAAATTAAATCTAATGAGAATGTATGTGTTCTTAATAATCATTGGAGAGAATTAGTAAAAGCACATGAAAAAAGACTTACAGAAAAAGATCAAGTTATTAATGCTCTTGAAAAGCAATTAGAAGCTCATCAAGTCATAGAAGATAAACATATAGATACAGATATTACTTTTATGGATGCTTTCACATCACTTCGTCATAAACTTCAAGATTTAGAAGAATTAAAAGAAAAGTTTATTAAGTCATTGAATGATATACACGATATGGTAGATGAAATTGAGGAAGCTATTCCTTAATATAGATTGTCTTTTGCGTTTGTGTGGTATGCCCACGAATCCTCGCATGTTCCTTTAATATTTTCCTTAACTCTTCTATTTTCTTATGATCATCGCTTTCAAGAGCAGTATGATATTCTTGTCCTACACTTTGAATGATAATTTTATACATCAAAGTTGTGCTGATACTCTTTTTTAAATATATTTTAGAATACTTCGTTAAAAGTTTAGATAAATCTATATTTTCATATTTTCTTCCTCCTTGTGTGAAGAACATATTACCAAAGCCATATTTCTTTTTATGAAACTCAATTAACTTCTTTAATGTTGGATCTTTAATTTCAGTAGTCTTTGTTTTATGCTTCACAGCTGTTTTGTATTCTGAGATAGATAAAAAAGGATTACTACCAGATTTAACTACAAGATAATTTTTCATTAAATGTTTTATCTTTTTAAAATCCTTGTATTGTATCAATTCAAGATTACTATATTCATTACGAGATGGATACATCAAATATAATCTTAATAAAATTCTTAAATTAAGATATTCTCTTGCTACACCTGAATCTGATTGTTCATACTTTTTGTTTTTAACTTCTTCTTCTATTGTATGATAATATTTCATTAATTCTTCAAGAGGAACAAAATTATCCTTTTGAGCTCCAATCAACTCACCTTTTTCATTTTGCTGATAATATTTCTCTTGATTTGTTTGCTTTCTTTCTTTGTATCGTTTTAATTGTTCGGCATGATCATTTTGAATTAATAGAAAATCAATAATCGCAGTAAGAATATTTGCCTGAGTTGTTACAGGCTTGTCTTCTAAATGTTCAAAGACTTTATCTACATCATCAACAAGAAATTTTAAGTTTTCATGTCCCATACTTCTTGCTAATTTTGTTAGACGAAGTGAGTACTGTTCATTGGTTTTATACTTACGACTGGCTCGCTTTTTAAGGAAGTATTCCAATACTTCTTCTTTATTATTCACAGGAAGCTCCATCAATTATTTATATAATTATTTATATAATTATTTCTATAAATGATTTTTATTATATTATGTGAACATTCCTCCAAGAGCATGATCCCATATATCTGGTTGATGAGGATTTACGGCTCTATGTATTGTTGCTTGTGATTGTTGTAATATCTTTTGTTCTTTTTCCTTTTGTTTCTTTTCTTCTTTTCGTTTTTTGCGGATCTGTTCATATCTTTGAATGGCGTTGAATTGAGCTTCTTCCAAGTCGGCTTTTGAGATTTGGTTTTGTGTTTTCCTTGGTTCAATAACTGATTCAACAACATTCTTTAGTTCCTTTTCTTTTTTTGTTAATGGCTTCGGTATATCAGCTCCTTCTTCCCTTAACTTTTTATTTCGTGCTCTTGTTTCTTGTGCTTTAAGTCTTCCTGCTTGAAGTTTCTCCATGTGAGCAGGATCAAGTTTCTTTTTTGGTTTCAATGCTTTAAGTCGTTCCTTTTCTTGTTGCTTGGCTAATTTCTTTGCTTCTCTTTCTTGTGCTTTTCTTTGTCTTTCAGATTCTTTTGCTGCTTCTCTTACAATTCTTCTTTGTTCAGCTTTTTCTTCACGAGTAAGTTTTACAGGCTGAACCTTTGGTCCTTTAAATATATCTTCATTTGTCATCTTTTCTTTTTTTTGAATAACCAACTGCTCCGCTTGTTCTTCGGCTTCAAGTTCTTCTAGTATTTCCATTTTAATAATTTCATCTTCACCAGCAAAAGCATCATGCTGATTTGGTTCTTCTTGTTGTTGTTCTACTTTATCTTGTATATTATCAGGGATGTGAACATTAGCATCTGGCTTTGGCTCTGGCTCTGGTGGAGGAGCAATCATATCAGGTAAATAATCAGACATTTATATTATTGAATATATTTTATTTTTCTAAATAAATAATTTTTTTGCGCGAACTATAACATTTTTAAAAACATGATAAATAATTATCATTTTATGTTACAAGATATTTTTTACTGATTTTTATGTTCTTCCTGAATCTCTACCAACTTTGAAGCCTTCCTTTTGTCGGATATGGAAATTGATCTGACTTGTACCTACAAGATCTTTACGAAGCATTTCATTTACATCTACAATATCAACACCTATATCAGTAATCATTAAATCTTCTGTATTATTACAATCAACATATACTCTTTCATATGGTTCGTAGTAAAGAGCACCAGCTGATCTTCCTCTAACATCAAATCTTGGACAAGCATATATGATTTTGGATACTGATCCCTGAGCAGCATTATATGATTGTTGTTGTGTTGGTCTCCATCGTATAAACATATTCTCAAAGACTTCAAAATCTGGTGCTTTATTTGATGTGAAACTGACTGAATTATGTCCAGGAGTTACACCATCAACACTTTCAATTAATGGAGTATGATTAAATCCTAATTTTCTCATCATATCAAATGAAGGAACCATCTCAAATCCTAGTGGTGCTGTGCTGTATTGATGATCAGGTCCTAGACAAAGAACCCAACTGCGTTTTTGACCACCAGAGGCATTTATGTTTTCATAAGTTGGTGTTTTTTCCAGCGGATTTGGATCATATCCCAATGATGATTGAGTTACAAATCCAACAAGACGATTATATTGTTCCATAAATGCCTGTGAGCCTCCTCCAGGAATCAATGGTTCTACTAAATCAAAACCATATAATCTTTCATTTGTTGTATATGATTTAAAATGTGCTGTCGGTACTCCTACATCAAATCTATTAATTGCGATACTTTCACCTGCTGTCTCAATCTCCATTTTAGCATATAGTAAATCACATCCCATGTCTACTGGTTTTAATGCTCCCGATCCAGCATCTATAAGAGTAGAAGCATTACCAGAATTATCTACTGCTTCAATTTTAATTTCCTGACCAAATCTTGAAAATCTTATTTTATTGAAATATGTTCCCTTAGAACTATCAAAAGACGCATTTGGTATTCCAGTTGTATATGAAGCAGTCACAACTTCAGCCATCTGATCACCCTTTCCTGGAACTTGGACGATTAATGATTGACCTACTGTGTATAAATCAGGAACTCCTTTGCCTCCACTTCTTTCTATTGTAAATACATAATCATAAAATTCATCTATTTTATTACCATCATCTCCTGCGTGATTTGGAACTTGTGCTTGATCATTAAATCTGCTTGGACAACACATCGCCTCAGGAATATTTCTTACAAGACCAATTTTAATATTACCATTCGCATTATCAAAATCAAACTCACAAACACCAGATGTTGAGGATAAATATGTAGATGACATAACAGCTACGCATTTTTTATTAGCATCAGAACCACAAGTCACAGCATTCCCAGAAACTGTAAAATCATCTGTGCGAGTATATGGTCCTGGTCCGTAACTACTACGAATCAATTGATTTGGAGCAGTGTCATTATTAGCATTCACACATGCCGTAAATGATCCTGAGCCAAGTGTAGTTGATACATTTGTCGCTGAGGCATTTTGGAAGAATGTTAATCTAAATGAACGATATTCATTATCTGATTCTTGAAGTAATTCAACCTTAACTTCACTAAAATTACTTAGTGTATCTCTACATAGTTTATTTATTTTAGTAACTAATAAATCAGCAAATTCTGATTCAGTATATTCTCCAGCACCAAGCTCAAGGAAAGATACTAAATCACTTTCATTACCGACAATTGTGCTTCTACTTGTTTCTAATCCCCAGTAAATCCCCATTCTATCATCTTCATCTAAAACGATTGTCCCTGACCGATCAACTCGTACAGAAACCACAGCTACTTCTGAGTTTGCTTTCACAATCAGAGGAGACTTCATATGATTCTTATACGAGAATGGTTTTTCAAGACCGACACCAGCCGTTCCATTGTATTCTTGTTGTTTGGAAGAAGTTATTACAAGACTCATTTTATGATATAAATTATATTTATTTTATTATTAAAAAAAAAATGTAAATCTATTACAAATGCCGAAAAAGGCAAAGAATAATAAATCTAAGAAAAAGGATATTAAGTCACCACCGCCTCCGCCAAAGTTTGGTGAACTAACTCACAATGTCCCGCAAATTGCTGCGGAATCTAAAAAAGTAAAGGAAAAGGATGTATTTGTTAATAAATGATAAATGAAATAACTATGTTATAGTTCTTCTGTAATGATTTCAATATCTTCTTCTTCATCACTACTTTCTAACAAAGCCATTTGTCGCTTTAATTCAGCCATCTTTTTTTCTTTTTTTGTCATCTTATGACTTTTCTTATGTTTTCCAATCTCCATTGTTAATTTTTGATTTTGTTCTTCTAATTGTTTAAATCTTTCTCTTGGAACATAATTTTTACGCTCCGCAAGTTTACTTTCTAAATCATGAAGAATACTCAATAATTTTTGATTTACTTTACGAGAATCATCTAAATCTTGAACCAATGCTTGATCTCTTTCTTCCTTCACACGCTGATATATTTGTTCTTTGTATAATGTCATAGCAAGTGCTTCGTGATTTCCATCTCTTGATTCAAAAAGTTTTAATTTATCTCTTAACAATTTATTTTCATTCCTTAGTTTACTTGGTTCAGCTAAACCAGAGAGGGCATCATACATCGCTGATGTATATACTCTTTTCCCGCCGTCTTTACTTAATGCCGTAATTTCATCTTTAAGAGTTCGTTTTAAATTTCTTTGTTTCATAGTTTTATTAACTCCTTCTTCGTATGCGAACTCTCCATCCGCATAGTAATCTAACAACTTAATAGCCAAAGCATCAATTTCAGATTCAGTAAAAGCTCCCTTTTCTTCTTTCATTAGTAACAATAAATATTATATCTTTAAATAATAAAACACAAAAAATATGTATAATAAAAAAAGAATATTATTCATTGGATTCATTGTGTGTTATAAAAGACCCAATTGTGTCTCAAATATGCTAATTGTGTAATTGATTATAAAGTAAAGTGTAATCATTTTAAAGGTAAGTGTAATGGTAGTAAAGGTAATGTTACTGATTTAATGGTAAAACACAAGTTAAGAGAATATGATAAAAAAGTATTTTATAAAAAAAAGAGAATATATGAAATATGAATGTTATATACAGAGAGAATGAGTGAAAAAGCGCGAAAGTGCGCTTTTTGTGTTTTTGCCTTTCTTTTACAAACTCTGCCTTATAAAATGTTACACTTGCCTTTCACATCCCCTTTACAAAATAACCGTGAGCAACACTTTTGCCTCTTTTTACTACACAAATGCCTCTTCCTGAAACATTGTAATATATAATCATCTTCATCAAATACTCCGATTTTAATAAGAAACAATATACAACACAAGAAGTATGTATGATCCGATGATGATACTTTTTGTTTATTAAGTCTTCTATTTCCAAAGACCTGTACAAACATCATTGATTTTTGTTTTATTTGTGATATACTGGCTCCTTGTCGCATACCATCAATGATAAATATATTGCTTTTGTTTTTGTAATATTCAATATCATAATTGTTATTTAGTTTTTGTTTAGAAACCAAAATATCTTTCCAATATAAACAAAGATCTCCCATTTTTACGATATATATTGGCGAATTAATCTTAAGTATTTAAAATAAATATGTTACATAAAATATAATGAAAATTAAATATGTTATACCAAGTTATCAGCGAGCAAAGAAGTTTAGTGATCTTACATATGAGTTCCTCAAATTTCAAAATATAGATTTACAGGATGTGTGGCTTATTCTAAGGGAAGATGATCCTCAGCTGGAGCTGTATGGAATGATTCCTGTTAATCATTTACTAACTGATACAAAGGGCATTGGTATGACTCATAATGAAATTACAAGCTTCTTTGATGATGGTGATTATCTTGTAGAATTAGATGATGATATTAAAAAGATTATTGATACAGAACGAAAACCAATTACAAATTTTAAAGATATATGTATTGATATGTTTCAAAATCTAGAGTTAAAAAAATTATCATTCGGAGGAACATATAGTGTTGCTAATCCTCTTTTTATGAAAGGATGTGAACATTATACAACGGATCTAAGATATTGTCTTGGAGCTTGTAGATTTAGAATTAATAGAAAGGATATTATACTTCATACAAATTATGCCGAAGACTTTGAGAACTGTATACTTCATTATATTCGTGATGGTGGTATATTAAAGAACAATCATATTGCTCCTGTAACTAAAAACTATGCTGATGGAGGATGTGATGGAGATGGAAGAAACTTTGATACAGAAAAGAATGATAAAGAATATCTAGCAAATAATTATCCTCTATATTGTAAGTTGTTCCAAAGAAAGAATGGTAGATGGGATTTACGATTAAAAGATAAGCAATATCTAATCAAGAAATAAACTATAAATTAAATCCTCGGGGATTTTATATCGTAAATGTAATCTATTCTGTCCTTTAATATTCATTTTTGAAAATGGCGGATGTTTATTATCTTTGATGATTCCGCAGTTTCCATTACATAATAAATTAATCCAGTCACATTTATTTGTCCATATTCTTGTTCTTTTTCTAATGATATGATTATACATACAATAATCAACATCATAAAAAGGAAGATTCAGCATAAAGGATTGTTTTTTCAATAATCCTGTCTGTGGATTTTCAATAAACCACCAATGACAATTAAAGTAGTTTATAATTTCAAGTGTTTTTAAAACTAACTTATTTGCTCCTTTAATATCGGGAACTTTTTCTGGACGGCAATAATTCATACAAGAATATTCAACACATGGAGGACTAGCCCAGATAATATCAAACTCATTTTTATCATATTGCTTGTAATTAAAACTCATTATATCTACTTGATGATCTGCTGGTAATATCATATCAACTGATACAACTTCCCATCCAAGACTTTTACAGCATTTACCAACACTTCCTGTTCCTGAAAACAATTCTAATACTTTCATTATTATGAAAATTAAAATTAATTTATTTAAATAAAAATAATATTTTACAGTATATAACAATGGAACAAAAAGGTCCTCAGATTCAACCAGTGAAAGATCCAGAAGCAGCTCCAAATAAAACGGGATTACCACCGATTCATCCTCATTTACCACAGATTGAAGGACATGGAGGCGGTGCTTGTCTACTCATGATCAGTCCAGTAAAAACAGGAAAGAGTACTATTATCAGTAATCTATTATTAAATACAGATTTTTATGATGGACAAGAAAGATTTGATCAGGTTAATATAATTAGTAATACAATCGCAAATGATATTACATCAAGATTTTTAAAGAAAGCCTTTGATGTATATGATCAATATGATGATAATATTATTCATGGAATAGTTGAAAAACAAAAAGCATATGAAAAAGAAGATCAACCAGAGATCGCAGTTGTTCTTGATGATTGTCTTGGTTCAATTAGAAGGGAAGCAAAAGTGAATCATTTAGCAAGTCGCTACAGACATTTTAATATTAAGTTACTTGTGATAAGTAGTCAGAATTTCCGAGCCGTTTCGCCTGTCATCAGGCAAAACGCCACAAATGTAATTGTTGGAAGTCCTTTTCCAAACAGAAAAGAATTATATAAGATCGCAGAAGAATATGGAGATTTATTTGGAGGAGCAGATAATTGGATCAATGTATATAAGGCAGCGACACCAAATAGATATGATTTTATTCATATGGATTTACAATCAAATCCTCCAAAGATGTATAAAAACTTTGATACTCTTGTAGCTGAAGGAGAAAGAAATTTTATTAATGCTCCTGATATGACAGAAAATATTGAAAATAAAATTAATTTAAGTGATCAAAAAGAAAATATTGAAGATAAATAAATATGGACTCATTAGGTATTAACAGCGCTATGGCTCAGGGAAATGCTCTTATAACTCAAACGGAAGAGGCACGGGCGGAAAGATCTGATCGTATAAGAAGAGTACAAGATCAAAATGCTAAAGATAAGAATGCTGCTACTGATAAAATAGCATCTGATCGTAATACATTCCTTGCGATGGATGGATTGTCAGGTGGTGAAACATTATATAAACTTGCTACAAGTGGAGCAGAAACATTACAAGATTATCGCTTGGCTCAAGGTAAAATGGATTTTTTAGGAAGACAATTAAAAAGATCTCTTGCTGGAGATTTTGCGAGAAGTGTTGATAATGCTACTGGTAATGCTATTAGTGGTATTGTAAATAATTATGGAGTAGATCAATCCGCACCACTAAAGAAATATGCTCCTGGTGAACTACAATTAAGAGCTGGAAGACGATTTGATGCTACTGCTGATTCAAGTCGTGCTCTTGGTCCTCAAACTCAGGCAGAACAAAGAATCGCTGAACAAAATCAGCAAATGGCTCTTAGTGAATTTAATAATGTAGCCGAAGCATCAGAACCAGTTCCAGATCGCACAGCAAGATTAAATAGAGTTGCGATTGCTGATGGTCAGATAGAAAGAGGAGGAGCAGTCACAGTTGCTGATCCATCTACATTACCTGATACACCACAGCAAATAAATCTCCAAGATAGTGATGTTCGTTTTGTTGCTCACGGTAATCAACCAACAACAAATCCTGCGTTAGGTGAACAAAGAACATTTAATAATACTACGGCACAAGGTGTGACTGATATTGAAGATCGCGCTCCAACAACTGCTCCAAAGCCTGCTGCTGGTTCATTAGAAGAAGCAGTACAAGATGTTCGTGGAAAGATATCAGGCGTCACATCTAAGATTGAAGCGGCACAGAAATTTGCCGCAAATCCTCTTGTTAAAGGTGGGATGAAAGTTGTAGGAAATATTCAAGGCGGAGAAGATATATATGATTTATTTGAAAATAGAAATAAATTTACTGATAAAGGTCAGGCTGGTGGTGGTTTCCATGAAGGAGCTCACATATTAAGTAGTTTGGGAACAATATCTGATGTTGCTGGTATTTTCCTTCCTGGTGCGGAGGAGTTGGGTGCTGCTCTTAATATGACTGGAGAAATATTAGATAGTATAGGAGATCATGAAAAAGATGTAGCCAATGCTTCAAGAGTATTTACAAACGCATCTAATAATCTTGCTACGGCATCAAAACCAGTAGGCATAAGTGAAGGATTACAAACAGCAGGACTCATAGCTGGTGCGTCAACTCATTTAGGAACAACTGGGACTGGTGTCGCGACATTCTAATCATAGATCATTTCATATATAATTTTTTTTAATGATAAAATAAAATAAAGTATTTATGTAAAAATGGTAAAAGTTGGAGATGATGTTTCATTTAAAATCGGTTCACTAACAGTTGAAGGAGAAGTTGTTGATCATGTAGGCAAAACTCAGCATCGTATCAAGATTACAAAAAGACCAAAAGGATTTCCTGTTGGAATGAAATTTGCTACTATGACTACAAGTTCATTAAATGTTGATCCGATACTTGGTGCGATGCCTTCCAAACCAGTGAAGAAAGCACCAGCCAAGAAATCTACTAAAAAAGGCAAAGTTCCACCTGGACATCATAGAATGCCTGATGGTTCAATTATGAGAGATGATGATCCAAGAATGAAAGGTAAGAAAACTTACAAGAAATAATCTTTTTTTTTATTTATGTTTTTAAAATTATTTTATATTTAAATTATAAAATGCCGACTCAATCATTCTTTACAGCAGAACAAAGAATTCCAATATCTCAAAAGAAAGTGTCCGTTCGTGCGGAGAATGGTCTTTCTTATCAACTCGGACAACAAATTAATTTTGTCATTCCTGCTGGTGTAGGATACATGATGCCTCAGGAATCATATCTTCGTCTAGATGTTAAGGTTAAGCTTCCTTCTGATTCAGCAAGTGGAACTGTAACTCGTTTATGTCTTGATCAGGAGATTGGTGCGAATGTATTAATCCGTGATGTAAGGATCAGTTCAGGTGGAGCACAGAATGTCTTACTTGAAGAAATCCAAAATGCTAATATTCTAACAGCATTAAAGTATGATTATGAAACAAATGAAACTCTAAAATCTAAACGAGCTCTTACTGAAGGAGCTGTTGATTTCAATCCTGGTGCTCGTCGTACATTTGGTAGTGAAGAAACGGCTGGATGTAATCACCAAGATAATCCCTACTTCTCACCGACCGCTGCGGGATCCGATGGTAATGGTTCTGATCAGTTCTTGACGGATGATGATTTCCAGACTGTAAAATGTTTAATTAAGATTCCTGGTGGAATTTTCAACAATGATAAAGTATTTCCTCTTCAATTAACTGAAGGACTTCGTATTGAACTCTTACTTGAAGAACAGACTAATGTATTCCGTCAATTGACTAATGTTGTAAGAGATAATAGTATTCAATCAAATCCTCGTTTCCATTCACTAAATGGTTCGTGGACTGCTCCTGATGTATGGGGAACTAATAATGCTTGTGGTAATCAGTCTGTCTTTTATGTGAACAATGTTAATAATTATGCGACTGTTGATCAGATTCCTTTTGTAATTGGTGAAACTATTGCTTTCTACAATCCAACCACGGGAGTTGAAATAGTTCCTCTGAGAGCAAGTGATAGCGCGGCAGTAGGTTGTCGTGTTCAGGGATTAGATTTTGTGAGTGCCTCCGGTGGTGTTCCAATACAAGATGGAGCTGGTCTTGTTGCTGTGACTGTTGAAAGTTGTTCATTAACTGGATTATCGGCATCTATTACTCCTGATTTTGCTATATTCTCATATACTCCAGAGCGCGCCACTAATTATGAGCCGACCTGTAGTATTGACAATGTAGAACTTCTTGTCCAGCAAGTTGAGATGCCTGAAGGATATACTAGTAAGATGATGTCTATGTTAAAGTCTGGAGGAGCGATGAACTATGATTTTACTTCATTTACCAATTACAAGTATTCTCAATTAGCCAGTGATCGTCAAGTAAATATTCGTTTACCAATCCAAAACTCTAGATGTAAGTCAGTCTTAGCAATCCCTGTTGATGCGAGTGTTTACACGACAAAGGATGCTATGCGTGGTAAGGGAACATACACTATCAATAATGTTCTTGCTGATTGTGGTGCGAATGGTTCAAATAACTCTCTCCGATCTGGATTAACTGGTATTTGTGACAGAGCCTCAAACTATCAGTTTATTTACGATGGAAAACTAAATCCATCAAGAAAAGTTCCTGTAAGTCGTATTGCGAATATTGACAATCAGTTTCAAGGAATAGATCAGCAATGGTTGATTGAATCTGAAAAAGCATTATACATGGCTGGTATTGAACCATTATCATTTTTGAACTACCAGAAGAATTGGTTTATTGGTCGTGCTCTTTCGCTCCAGAATGGTGTGTATGATGCTAGAGGAAAAGATTTCAATCTCCAAGTTGAATATACGGAAACATCTGGACAGCCGACAAAACCTCATCTATGGAATTGTTTTGTAAGTCATTTAAGACGCATTGTTGTCCGTGGAGATTCTATCTCAATTGAAGTCTAAATCATAATTTTTTTTGTAAGTCAGATTTTTAAAATTATTTTATGAATAAATAAAATATAATTGTATAGTTATAAAGAAAATGGCAACTCGTAAAAATCTTCAAATAACTCCTTCAAATGTTACATCTACTGGAAAGATTTCTTTCCGCAACGGACAACCAGTTGTTCAATTCATCATTGGTGAATCTGATATGTCTTTAATTGGTTCAAGTGTAAGACTTTGCGGATACTTCCGCGTCCGTGGTAATGACACTAATTCAAATAGTATTCCTCAAAATGCTTCTAACATCCGAATGTCGGAGCAATTAGGGATGTTCTCAATCATTGATCAGCTAGTTATTAAATCTCAGGCAACACATCAGGTAATTGAAGAAATTAAAAACTACAATAGATTTATGACATCATATCTTCCTGTAACTTCATCTACGGAAGATAGTATTGGTCATTTATCTCAACAGGCATTAGTCCTTCCTAACTTTCAAGCACAGAAGATTGGCGTTGTAGATATTCCAACTGGTAATCCACAGAGTGGAACGAGTGCTAATGCTCCTGGTAATGCTTTCTGTATTCATCTCCCATGTGGTCTTTTCAATGGTCGTGTTCCGATTCCTTTGATGCCGAACGGAGAAGGTGGTCTTGGTGGTGTTCTTGTTGAAGTCCATTTAGCACCAGACTCCAATGTACTCTTTTCGGCTGATGGTGGAAACACCGATATGGATAAATGTTTCTATGAACTTTCCAATGTCTACCTCACCGCGGAAGCAGTTGTTCCTGATCCAAGACAGAGTGTAGCTCCTTCTCAGACTTTTGAATTCAATAGTATTTCATCATATTTCACTACATTCAACTCTGCTAATGCTATCATTAATTTCAATCTTGGATTATCAAGAGTTCTTGGTGTATTTGGAAATATGGTCCCAGCCAAGATGATAAATAACATTCAGTCAAATGGATTATCTAATAATTATCCTCAAAACTCTGGAGACACTGCTGCTGATATTAATCAGATCTTTTTCCTTAGAGGCGGTGAGAAGTTCCCTGTTGAATACAATATTGATACTATCCAGAAGGATACTCCTGCTAATGTTACTGGTGATTCACAAGTTGTTCAGGAATACATGAATGCTATTCAAAAGTTCAGTGCTATTTCACGAACTACTGCTAATCCAATGACTGTTAAAGTATCTGATTCATCTGCTGCTGTAATGAACACTCGCATAGATGGTGGATCTGTCTTTGGTATTGGCGTAGCTTATGATGTTATCTCGGGCAATGGTGTAGACTTCCGCACTCAGAACTTCGGCATCAATATGGATGTTGGTATTGACACTGACTCTCCTCAAGCATTATACTTGTTTGTTCATTCTAAACAGACTCTAGCATTCTCGTCAAACGGAATCCAAATTATGAAATAATTTATTTAATAATTTTTTTATTACTTTTATTAATGAAAGTTTTTACAATAAATGCTTATCCTGAAAGAAGAAATAAGTATGATGAAAGATATACAATGTATCCAGCCAAGTGGTGGGAAGATATTACAGATATAGAAGTAGATAAATTACATTTTAGATATAACTGTAAGATTCCTTTGAGAAAAAAGATTACTGCTTGTTGTTTATCACATCTTGGAATGATTCAGAAAATAATTGATGAGGACTTAAAGGATGTTGTAATCATTGAAGATGATACAATTATTAAAGATTTTGAATTATTAGAAGAAGTAATACATTTATTACCAAATGAGTTTTGTTATATCGGTGGACAGATCAATGCTCCAAAAGTAAAGGATTATTTATCATTTACTAAAGAATATAAGAAAGAAGTTATAGATCATATTACGAATGATAATAATTTAATCCAAACAATTGATCCAAATGTATTTAGAATCACACATGCTTGTGGCTATTATATTCCAAATAAAATTGTAGCACAACAATTATTATCATCAATTCAAGAAGTTTATAGTAATAGAAAACTTCGTGCTATTGATGTGATGTTTTATGAGTTACAAAAAAAACAAATTATAAAGCACTTTGTATTTCCTGCTCTTGCTACATTATATTTACCAGAAGCCAATCAGGGCTTCACATATTCTACATATAAACTGGAAGATGATCAAAGTAAATATTAAAAAAAAAATTTTATATATTAAAATAAAATAATGTAAATAATATAAAATGTCTTACTCTGCTGATTCACCAACTAATGAAACTGCTATGACACCATCAGATCCCGCACCAACTGTAAGTGCGATTCCTGATCTTGTTAAGATTGGAACTATTCCAACTAATACCGCAATTGATATTGAGACGGACATCCTTGATCCTGTTGTAAATACGGATACATTCTGTCGTTTCCAATTCCAGAACAAAGGGATCCTTCATTCTCATTCTAAGATTACATTACGCTTTGCTGCTACATCAACTCGTGCTTGGTCTCCTGTCAATGTTGGTATTCATAGTGTAATTGAACGATGCCGTCTTTTAGTCGGTACTAAGACTATCTCTGAAATAGATGATTTCAATCATTACATGGGATACAAATCTTTATTTATGTCAAACGAACACCAAAAACAAAGAGAACAAGTAACATCGGGAAGAATGCTCGCACATAAGGTCGCATACAATGATGGAGACAATGCGTCTGGTTCTGGTAAGTCTCAGACATCTGCTTCATTTATTTCAATTGATACTGGTATGAATGTATCAGCTACTGCTTCGGGAACAGTTGTTGCTAAGTCTGGTGGTGGTGATGGAGATATTAGAGTTCGTCCTTACCAAACGACGAATGCTACTAATGGAGGTCCTGAGTACCAGATTGCGCTTGCTGATTTATTTCCCTTCCTTTATTCTAATCAGCTTCCTCTTTACATGATGAAAGAACCAGTCACTGTTGAATTAACATTCACGCCTGCTTTGAAGAGACGCCTTCAGGTAACTGGTCCTTCTTCGTCAACATTAATGAACTTTGATTTAACTGCTACTAAGTTGATTGCTGATTACCAGTATTTCCCTCAAGAAATTATGGAACAATATGCTCAGGCAAATCGTGATATGACTTTCTCATATGTTGATTATCGTCTAGCCAAGAGAACAGTTAATGTATCTGGTGCTTTTGGAAGCGAAGAGGCAACACCACAACAGATTATGAATATTGGCGCTGCTGGTCGTGTATGCTCTAAAGTTATTACTATGTTAAGCAATGATTATTCCAATCCTGATCTTCTAATGACTGGATTACAGCATTCATCTGGCGCTGCTTCTAACTATGCTGCGAGTAATACGGCAACGAATGGTCTTAATAAAACTAATATTAAATACAACAATCAGTTCTTGTATCCAGTTGATATTGATAATCCTTGCCGTCACTTTTACCAAGTTACTCAGGCGGAAGGCATGGTTCCGTTTGTAACTCGTGATGAGTATTCGGATGCTGGTAATTTAATTACTCCAACATTCTTTGAATTGGGAGCACAGAACAATGTAACATTAGGATTACCGAACAAGTTCTTTTATCAGGCATATCATCTAAATAGATCTGAAAGAGTCAATTCTCGTGGTATTGAATATTTCTTTGAATACAATGCTCTTAATAATCTTTCGGGCGGTGCTAGTGATACATACACTATGAGGACTTATGTAGAACTTATGAAGATGGCTACTCTTCGCGATGGTGTAATGGAAACATTCTTCGCATAAGATAATTTTTTATAACTTAAACTTTTTTATATTAATATTTAATAATAATATTAATGTCCGAGTATACTGATACAATATTACTGGAATGTAACAGAAAGCAAAGTCCTGAGTATCTATCTAAGATTGAAGCTGGTAATCCTGCTCATTGGACTAATAATGTCGGGGATGGAATAAAGTTAGATATTGGAGATCAAATATCGGTTCATTCAGCATATATGTCTGCGATAGGTAATGAGTCTGCTACAATAGAAATTAAAGGGCAAGATGCTCGTGATAATTTAGGTCGTGGACAATTGTTTAATATGAGTGATACTGTGAAAACTAAAACAACAAATGCTTGTGAGTTGGGAGATATGATCTTTGAATATACACCAATAGAAGTAACCAAACAAATTACGGACAATGAAATCCATTTAACACATTCATATTATAAGACAACCAATGGAGAATTTTATTATACATTACCAAGAAAAGCAGCGTGGGATCTTGATATAGGATACAGAGCAACAGAGCAAATCTGGAATGCTTATCAAAACGCATCAAATGGTCTTGTGACCACACAGCCTTATAAATACGCAACTGATTATACACTTGAAAATATATACAGAGGAACAAATGATGGAGAGATCCCGAACGCATCTCTTTATACAGATTCACAAACTATAACAGCTGGGATAAATAATGATGGTTCTCGTTTTACATTATTTGTAAAAGATTATAATGGAAATTCTTATACTAATTCATCATTAGTTGGACATCGTGATCCAGCATTATTTAATTACAATTGGTATAAAAGAACTTATACATATAATATTCAAGAAGGCTTTAATTCACCAGTAAATGTTGCTCAGTCATTTACAGATCAGTTTAATAATGTGAGAGAGATAGATACATTTCAACAAGTTATCGCAGAAGGTGAAGATAGAGAAAACAGAAACTTTGATATTACGGCAAAGAGTAGAACTAATGAACCTTTTCCATGTTCATTTGGAATTGGATTTAATAGGCAAGTAGCCGATATATATCTTCAAGGAGGATTAAATCCTGATATTACACTTATCACTGGAGGACAAGCTGTTGAAGTAGAAACAGTGACCGCGACGACAAATGCGAATACAAATTGGCTCTCAGTAAATGCTACAGATTATGCGAAAGTGAAACTTGGAATGTATATTGTACAAGATCTGAGTGGTGTGGGCACTAGTATCGTGGGGCTTATGTGTATAGATAAACAAGTTTCAGGAGGAAAGTATTATCTTTACTTTGATCGCACTATTGAAGGAGCTAAATCAGGTAATCCTGGATTGAAATATAAATTAAATTACAGAGATGAAAATAGAACATATGAACATTATTATCAGTCTTGTTTTGCTACTATTGGATATAAGCGTCCTGAAATACAAGAAACAGGAAGACAATTAGATGAAAAGGGATTTGGTTCAAATCCTCAATTTACGATAGATGGATCATTTAAACTTAGAGGAACAACAAACTTTCCTTTAGGTTTAAGTAATGATAGTATTTTAGATACAACATTAGAATGGAATGATGAAAACTTATTAGCAATTAAGAATTTTGTAGATAGTCAAGAACTTTATCCTGAATTATTCAATACAAGTGAGATGTCAGCATCACAAGTAGAATTAATTATGGAACCAACGACACTTACGAAAGATAATACAAGATTTATTCATATGAATGTAAGTAATATACTGGATGTTTCTACATATACAACTGTGAATACAATATCTGGATCATTTCAAGTAACAGTGAATGATGTAACTGGATTAAGTGCTGGAATGGTTTTAGTAGATGATCAAAGTGGAGCCAACTTTCCTTTGAGTTTTACATCATCAGATGAACGAACATCAAAACGCACATATATTGAATTTATTGATACATCAGCTAAGATATTAACATTAAGTCAATCAGCACAGGCATCATCTGGAGTGGGAGCACAATATACACTTACATTTACTCGTTCTAAATTAGGTAGTGATAATTATGAAACAAATAATGCTTCACAAGAAAGTTGGGCTGCCTCATTATTCTTTGATTTTAATAAAGATCGTAAAGATGTAAATGAAGGATTTGGACAAGCACCAGACCGATTTAATCATTTGCGATATGGCTGGGGCGTTAGGTCTGCTTCGGGAACAATAGGCTTTTTTTTCGGTAAGTTTCGTAATGGTATACCTCAGGCATGGTTTCCTGGAGTATCTATTCCTGACAGTGTGAGAAATATAGGATTTGATCAACATTTTAATGCTTACGGAACAGCAGCATTATCATTATATAATGGCTTGTCAGGGAAATATGGTGCTGAATATAATGAAAAGAAACCAGGAACAAAATTTCATACATATCAAGATCGTAAAGATTTAGAAGGAATTCCAACTGCTGACGGAACTGCTGCTAATACTGTGAGTAGTTATACATTAATGAATTTTGATTCAAATGCTCAGATGAATGAAATTTATATTGGAGCAAATGATCCAGTATTAGATTTTGATGCTGATCAATCGCGATTTGTATTTAAACGATTACATACTCCTGAGATAGTTGGAACAGATTCTACTGAAGTATCTGCTTCTCAGTCTGTTGCTGATTCTGAGGTGATATGTTATAAAATTAATAAACGATTATCAAGATTAAATTATTCTCCAAACTTTACACCATATATACATACGAAGTTGGGAACTAATATTTTATTGGATAAGAATATTATCCCTTATAGTATTATGGACGCACGAAGTGGTATATTTATAGAATCATATGGATGTGATGAAAAGAACTGGGCTCAATCATTATGGACTTTACTAGGATTTAGTTTTGAACAATTTCATCGCACAACCAATAATAGATTAGTAAGATATAATAATCTTGATCTTACATGTAGCACACCAACAACGAATGCTCTTATCCAGACAACTGATTTACAACAATTTGATAAAGTGAATGATTTAACAGCTGTCCATCCTGAAGCTATACCTTATCCTCAATATTTAGATACTGAAGGAGCAAAAAGAAATCCTGATGTATCATCAACATTACTTGGTTATCAGGATTTTCCAGCAATTGTTCAAAGTTGTTCATCAACTGGTATAGTTGCTGATGATCTTCCACGAAAGATGATTTCTCCAATATATTTAGTAAAGAGTGATTTATTATCTCCATCATATATTGGCGGTCCTGAGAGTACAAGTAAGATGCCTGTAATCGCTGTTGTTCCAAAGAACTCTGGATATGGAGATTTTTATAATGGTGGAGAAGATACAGTATTTACCAATACAATACCAAGAACAGTTCAAAATATTAAAACAGCTATCAGTGATGCTGATGGAACAGATTCACGATTAGATGATGGATCATGTGTTATATATAAGATTGTTAAAACAAGACAATCTAATTCTCAAGTATTACAAGATATAATGAATCCACCAAAGAAGAAATAATCTTTTTAAAATGATAATTATTATATGTTTAGAATTCAAAATGGGCGGAGTAAATCAAAATGTTCCACCGAATATGGTTTTGTTAAATAAGATATTAAGTAATCAAGAAATTATCATTTCTAAGATAAAACATTTGGATAATGAAATAAGTAAACTAAATCTTATGACGAATAATCTTTTAACAAAACATACAATAACAACTCAGCGCATAGCAAGTATTGAGAGTAAGATTGATACAATATTGAAGCCGAAGGGCTGGTGGTATAATTAATTATTTATCATTTAAGATTTATTTCTTTACAATAATATTATGGAATTATATCTTACTAAATCTAAAGAAGTCAAAGTAGGTGAATTTTATACATGTGATAATATATATAATTGTGATGTAGAGGCATATGATTCAGAGACTGATGATATTATCTTTTGTTTAAAAAAAAAAGTTATAGATGATAAATATTACAACTTTGATCATAAGTTGGTAAAATTATCTAAGATGGAAAGTGTTAATCGTGGAAATGCTGCTGGTAAAGTAACAATATCTGGATTGGTTAAAGGAAAGGAACACTGGAAGGCATATCCTGTAGAATTAACTGATGCTAAAGGTAATCCGATAACTAAAGAGAAGTCATCATCATTTTTTAAGTATAATGATGGTCGTATATCAAAACGCGCCCGATCTAATACTGTGAAGTCATTTGCTCTTGGTGGCTTTGATAAATCTCCACATCATCCTTGTCGTTTGACACATTATACAAAAAAACATATAGAAGAGTACAAGACAATCTTTCCATTATGTAAACAGTTAAGTGATAAATATTTTGAATATTTTCCTGATAAATGGTTGAGTCAGTATGATGTATATAAAGAATCTCCAAGTGATTATTTAATACCTGAAACAAATTTTAGCACGATTACATTAAATCATGATTTCCGCACAGCTTGTCATTTAGACAAGGGAGATTGTAAAAAAGGATTGACATGTTTTACGATAAAAAAATGTGATGAGTTTACAGGAGGAGAATTAATATTTCCTGAATATGATATAGCTGTAAATATAGAGCAAGGCGATTTATTAATATTTAATCCACACGAGGCTCATTGTAATAATCCTTTAAGTGGAGAGGGACGAATGAGTATGGTATTTTATTTACGAGAGAAGATGAATTTATGCTGATTGAACTCCCATCAGTGTTTTTTGTATTTGACTTTGATAATTCTTTGTTGCGACTTCCTTGAGTTTCTTGATTTCTTCTTGATCTTTCTCTGTTCGCTTCTTGGCGACTTGAAATAGTTCATCATAATCTTTTTTGAGCTTTTCATTCTCTGCCTTGAGCTTCTCAACTTCTTGCCTCAATTCAAGAGGTTCCATATACTTTGAATATTCTTCATCATCTTCATGTATTGAAGCCATCAGCCATTCATCAAGTTGTTCTGGAGTTTCAATAAAATACGAGTCTCCGACTTGTTTCCAATCGTGGACTTCTTCCTCTAGCTTTTTGATCCTTTCAAGATGATTGATGTATCCATCATCGCAATCAAAGATCTCATTCAACTGATCAAAGAACTGCTCTTGTGTCATAGTGATGTCGGTCATTTTTCTCTTGTTCGTATTGTTTTTTTATATAATAAATCATAAAAAGCAAGTTTCAAATTTTGGAATAAATTAAGTTATTTGTAAAATAAATAAATATATTCTAACATGATCGTGGTCACGGATCCCGATCACATCGTAAATGCCGATCACATCGTAAAAAATTTTATGATGTCGTAAAAAAAATTATTATGAGCTGGAAATTTATGAACTGTTTACTTGGTTTTCTTATCACGGATTGCGGGATGTCTCCTGCGTTTCTTACGCAGTTCTGTATGAAGCAAACACTTGATCATAGTTTTTTTCTGATCTGCTGACACTGACAATGACCGCGCCAAGTTCGTGATATTGGGCATTCCATATGGGCGACAGTATCTACCAAAGTCCTTGAAACTGAGAGCATCTACTTTTAGATCATCCAGCCATTTGCGATATTCTTTTTGATATCTCCACATAGCTGGGAGCATACACTTTGCGATGATGTCCCTCGGGAGCAGTGAGAATATGGATATGTCGTACTTCTTTTTGGACTTCTCACGAAGTTTGAGGAAGTTCTGTGTTTGTTTGAGAGTAGTCATATTGTTCGTAACACGATATG